GATCACATCTCGAATCGGCGCATTAGGCTCACGACCCAGGCCGATCAGGTCGTTGGCAATCAGCCCCTGTTCGGAGCCGAGTGTTGTTGATACAAAAGGCAGCTTCCAGTAGTCGCCCACTGGGTTGCTGCCATAGGTGGTTTCGAACGCAGCCAAGAGGCTGGCGTTCGCGCCGTAGGCACGGGCCATGATGACTCCTTCAAGAAATGGATGTGAATGGGTGTCGAAATGGACTTCGACGGGTCAGTTCAGTCGGCGTCAGTGCAAAGGTCCTGGGCTGCTGTAGTGCAGGACCACGGTCAGCAGGCAGGCCTTGATGCCACCGGTGCCATCGGGGGCCAGTTCGTCGAACTTGGGAGTGCCGATTTCGGCGTACTCGATGACGCCACCAAGCGTCCGGTCGGCTTCGATCAGGGTGGCCAGTTCAACCAGCAAGCCGTCCATGCGGGCATCACGCGCGCTGGCATCTGGGTCGGCGACAAACAGTTCGATGGCCACCTGGTGCTGCCAGTGGTAGGTCAGCGGCGAGAGCGACACTTCGGGCTCGCCCATTTCGCCGTCGCGCAGGATGGCCATGGCTTGATCTGACACGCGCTCAGGTAACGCGGCGTTGCGTCTGACCGTAGCCCCGAGGGACAACTCACCAAGCACAGCGAACAGTGCGNCGATGGCGTTTTCACGTTGGCTCATGACNNTGCNCCTTTGCGGTCGGCTTCATCGAAACGGTTGGCGATGCGGTTGGCCAGGGTGCTGATCCAGCGGCGCGAGCTGCTGTCNATGTCGAATTTCTTCTTCANGGTCACTTGGGGTACGAGCAGGAATATCGGGACTGTCACGAGCCCTCGGCCTGTGGCCTGAGCCTTTTGTGAGGCNGCGGANAAGCCACCGCGNTGGCCNTGGCGNGCNCGCTGGTTTTCTGCGANGAGNAGCGAGGGNTGGCCCCGGCGGTAGACGAAGCGCAGGCGCTGGCCGCGCATNCGCTCCCACAGACCCGGCGTCATGCGTTTGCCGCGCGGGCCCTTGCCAGCAGCCGGTAACGGAATCGCCAGCCAGAACCCATCCTTGGATCGGATGGTGGCGCCCTGGTCATGCGCACCGACGATGACGGGCGCTCGGCTGTAGACCAGACCCGCAGCCTTGATGCTCATCTGACCCTTGGGGTAGACCTCGCCGCGCCAGGTGTTGGCCAGGCGCTGACCCAGGCCAGCACCCGTGATCTGGCTGCGCAGCTCGGTCTTGAGGCCATCGGTCGCTTCACGGATGGAATGCGTGACCGCTTGTTCGGCAATGCGAACCTCGTCAGCCAACATCTGATCCAGATTGCCGGTGAGTGCCGCCATCAGCTTCACAGCGGCGCTCCAGTCAGCGTCCAGATCAAGCGGTCCCGATCCGCCAAGGGCTCACCCACTACCTGGTAAGTCTGGCCAGCAACAGTGAAACGCTCGCCCTCGCGGGGTGCGGCCACGTCACAGGCCATCACATCAAAGCGGTGGGTGGCCAGCGCCAACCGGGTGTCGCCGAAGGACTCGACGACATCGGCCTGCTTGGCGATGAACCGTGCAGCGATCTCGCGACCATCGGCCAGCCGGTAGGTGCCGGGCACACCCAGCCGGGCAAACAGGCGCGAGACTGCGCGCTCAAAGGCTTGCTGCATGCCAGTACTTAGACTGCGGTGAGCTTGATCAGCACGCCTGGTCGGTGGCACATGGGCAGCGGGTTGCTCTGCGTGTGCAGATCGGTGCCACGGTCAAACTGGCGAGGAGCCTGCTTTGCATACAAAGGCTGGCCCAGCGTGTTGACCGTTTCGTTGAAGTCGGCCGGAGCGAAATAGGTGCCGAAGGTGTCCACAGTACCCAGCGGAAAGGCATGCGCCTCGCCCGCTTCGATGAAGCGACGGCTACCGAGTGTTCCATCGGGTTTGACATAGGCTGCTTGGCCTCGGTACTCCTCGAAGGTGACCCCTGCAAAGGTGAAGCCCGAGCGCACATCGTTGATCAGCATCACGCCTTGCTGCCAGTGCCGATAAGCCTCCTGCACTTTGTCGTGCGCGATAAGTGCACTGAAAAACTCGGGCGAGCACAGCACATGAACGCCTGTCATGACTTCACCGAGCAAGGACTCTTCGGTCAAGCGCAACAGTTCAAGGCATTTTTCACGGACGTTTTCGTCGGTACTGACCGTCTTCGTGTTCACCACCTTGGTGAGATTGAAGTTGATCGATTTGGCCGGGATTTCAAATGCTGTGAAAAGATTGACCAACTCCGTGCCGTCGGCATCCAGAATCTTGCCTTTCAGAGCACCCATGCGCAGGTGCTCCAGCGTGATAGCGTGCTTGTTGCGCATGGTTTCCAGGTGGCGGGCCAGCACACCAGAAATCGCTTCCATCTCGGTCTCCGAGCCGAAAGCCCGAATCCCTTGGACTTCCTCGGGCAGCACCACGTCGTCGTGCGGGATGTGCGGGATCACGAAGGAGCGCAAGTTGCGCTTGCCACGTGTGCCCACCGTACCGGGCGAGCCGGGTGGTTGGGTCGGCAGCAAATTCAGACGGCCAGCGAATTCCTCCACGATGATCTGGCGGGTGCGCACGGGCTTGGCCGGAAACAGATTCAGCGCATCCAGGCGGCCATAACGGTTGGGAATGAGGTTGATGGCAGCGGTCAGGCTAGCCATCGAGAAACCGGGATTCAGAAACGGGTTATTCATTTGGGGCTCCAAAAATGACAAAACCCGCACAAGCCAAGCGGCCAGGCGGGTTTGAGAGGATGAGAAACAAAAAAGGTTTAGGCAGACTCACGCACCAACACGCCACGCTCGGCCAACTGCTGCTCGTAAGAAATGCGCTGGGCACCAGTGAGCGCAATCGGCCAGACCAACGCGGTCTTGGCAACGATGGCGTGGCGCGCAATCAAGATCGCATCGCTGCGATCGGCGTTGGTGGCGTCGACCTCGTTGGCCAGCACACCGATGGCGGTTTGCGTGCCGTCGGTGGCGGCCGGATCGATGGCGTAGTGCTTGCCATCGTCCGTCTTGCGTCCAAGCACCGTGCCCAGGGGTAGGTTCTGGCCTGCAGCAATGGTGGCAACGTCACGCGAGTAGCGATTGGGGGCTTCGTACTTCAAGAGGTCGCCAAGGTTGTTGGCTTCGGTAATGGTGGACATGGTTTATTCCTTTGCGGTGAGTTTTTTGACAGCAGCCACGATGGGCGAGGCTTCCGGGCGGTCGAGCGACTCGGTGCCCGCGTTGACGGTGATGGTCGATCGGATGTCGGCGGCATCGGACTTCGCAGCCCGGGCGTCGATCAGCACGCGGCGTACGTCGGCTTGCGATTTACCGGCAGCAATGAACTCGGCGGCGCGCTCGGGGCAGTTGGCCAACATACACAGCTCGGCAATGGCCTGGGCAGACTGCATGACTTCGCGTTTGGCCTCGGCGACCAGTTGGGTCACTTGTTCTGCGGCGACTTCGTCAGGGTTGTTGTCAGTTGAGGGGTTTTCGGGGAGGTGTTCTGCATCACGCATGGTGAGCTCCTTTNTNGGGANNNGCCGCCTCAGCACGGATGACGCCCCGCACCTGAGACGGCGAATGGTTACGGGCGTTGTTTTTNGCGTTGAGAAACGAGTGNAATTCGCTCAAGGTGGCGTCCAGCGTCTGGATGCCATCGGCAAGTCCCTGACTGACTGCATTCGCGCCGAAGTANAGACCGGCTTCGGTGGCGCGCACGGCCTNAAGATCCAGGCCACGCATGTCGGCCACGTGATCAGTGAAGATGGCGTANAGCCGATCCACTTCGCCTTGCAGCTCNGTCTTNGCGGNNTCCGACANGGGCTCGTGTGGCGAGTAGTCGTTNTTGTGGGCACCNGCCGTGATGGCNGTGAANCGATAGCCATCCTTCGCATCCTTGACCGACTGGTCGACATGCAGAGCAATGACGCCGATGGAGCCGACACCGCCCGTCTCGGTCACGAACAGGCGCTGGGCGCTCGCAGCAATCGCATAGGCCGCCGAATACGCGGCGTCGTTGGCCACCGCCCAGACGGGTTTGACCGCAGCCACCTCGCGCACGCGACGAGCCAACTCGAAACTGCCTGAGGCTTCACCACCGGGTGAGTCGATGTCGAGCAAGATGCCGCTGACCTGGGGATCGGCCAAGGCGGAGTCCAGCATCGCGGCGATCTCGCCGTAGGACGTCAGGCCTGAGGCGGCTTCCATGCCCAGCGAGCGCTTGACCAGCGAGCCGTGGATCGGGATCACCGCAATTCCATCGGGAGCAGTGGCTACGGGTGGCCGCTGGTAAACGGCCATGTCCATGGAAGGCAGTGTGGGGACATCGGCCATACCGATGCGCTGGCCGACCACGGAGAGGATCACGTCCAGCTTGGGTCGGTGAATCAGTAGGGGCGTCCCGAACAAGCGGGAGGCAAGGTAAGTCATGGTTGGGGATCCTGGTTGTTGGGTGACGCACCGGCAGACTCAGCAGTCGGTGATTCGTCAGTTTGTGGTTCACTTGGCTCTGTCGACACTGCAGCCGGCGCCTGGTCATGCCGAGCATCGGAGTCAAAGACCAAACCCAGTGCATCGGCCCGGGCGTTGTCCGCTGCGATCTCGCGATCCACGTCCTCGGCGTCGTAGCCATTGCCGGAGATGGCTTCAGACCGGCTCATGAGGCCCGCGCGAATGGCGAGCTTCATGGCGTTGAATTCCTTTTGCGGATCGACCCAGCTCCAACCCTGTGGAATCCACTTGGCGGCTTGGTAGGCGCGGCGGTCTTTGCGGTAACCGGGAAGATCCAGTGCACCTTCGAGCACCGCCTGGTCCATCCAGGCACGCCAGATCGGCCGGCACAGCTGGTGCACGATCACGCCGTGCTGCAAGGATTCACAGCGGCGGCGGAACTCCAGCAGACCCGCCCGGATCGAGGAGTAGTTCACCTGCGTCAGGTCCCCAGTGAGCATCTCGTAGGTGATGCCCATGGCGGCGGCCACCGCACGGAACTGCTGGCGCATGAATTCGGCGTAAGAACTGCCGACATCAGCAGGGGCTGAGAACTTGATGTCTTCACCCGGCTCCAGGATTTGCAGCGTGCCGGGCTCCATGCCCGCGAGCGCCACGCCGTTGGCATCGGCTGCCGACTCACCCATCAGGTTGTCTTCTGGGGCCATGCGGGTGATGAAGCCGGCGAACATGGCGGCGGTTTTCTTGCGGACCAGCTCGGCGTCGTCGTATTGATCGAGTTCGTTGAGCTTCACGAGCGCCCGGGTGAGCCAAGGCTCTCCCCGAATCTGGCCGGGGCGCAGCGGGCGAAACAGGTGGATCACTTCACTGGCATCCACCCGCACGGTGTCCATGCCACCACCACCGGCACTGCTGGACATGGGTGCCAGCAAGCCGTCATTGGGGTGCGAGCGATACAGGTGGTAAGCCACCCGGCGACCCAGCCGGTCGAACTCGATGCCAGCGCGAATGACGTTGCCGCCGGGCAGATCACGGTTCATGGAGGTTGGCAGGTGCTCGGCTTCCAGCACCTGGATCTGCAGCGCCACCGGCAGGCTATCTTCGGTACGGCGGTAGCGCAATCGGATCAATGCTTCACCGCCTTCGAGCATGGCGCGGGTGGCCAGAGCCTGAAGACCGTAGAAGTCGGTCAGCCCTGCGGCATCGGCCTGTTCACACCAGTCCCACCACAGGCTGTGGATCGCCTCGCGCGTGGCCTGGTCCTGCACCATACTCTGCGGCTTGATGCCGGTGCCGATAGCGTTGGCCACAAAGGCTTCGATACCAGCCGCCGCCCAAGCGTTGCGCCGGACCAGGTCGCGGCTCTTAGCGCGCAGTTCGTCTTGGGCCAGCGACAGGGCTGCCACCGCACCGGGATTGCTGGGCATCCAAGCCAGGGCGCGCCGGCCGCCGCCGGTGCCGTCATAGACCGGCGTGCCGCCGAACATGCGGCGACTGATCCGGGTCATGGTTTTGAGCCAGGCCATCAGAGCGCCTTGCTGGTGGTCACGCGAATCTGGCGCGATTTGGGTGCACCGGATTCACGAGCGATGGTGGCTTCGACTTCNGCAATCGCGGCTTTGAGATCAGCCACGCTGCGGTACTCGATGCTTTTGCCTTCGTAGGTCACGCGGTGNTCGCCGCTGGCCAGNGCTTCGCGCAAGGCCTGCAGGTGTTGTGCTGTGTAGGTCATGGTCAGGTCATCCTCAATTCATCCATTTGCTGCGCACCACCCGACGCGGGTTCGGTTTGGCGCCACCAGAAGTGCTAAGGCCACCGTCGAACTTCTGCTCTTGGGTGGCCTCGGGGGTTGTGATTTGTTGGGCGTCAACCGGAGTACCGACACCGAGTTGCTTTTCCAATTCGAGCCAGTGCCGGTCTTCAAAACGGTCCAGGCCAGCAGCTGCTGCCGCCGCGCGGGCGTAGACGTAGCAATCCAGCGCCTCATTGCGCTCGCGCATCTTTTGCCACTCGCGGTGGGCAAAGCCGTTGCGGTCGCGTCGGGTAATCAGTTGCTCGGCACACAGCTGCTGCATGTATTCCGCATCGACCTTGGGCAGGTGAACGAATCCAGCCGGGTAGATCGGCGTGATGCCATCCTCGGCCACCTCGGCGCTTTTCCTCAGGTTGTTGTAGAACTCCAACTTGGCAATGCCGCCAGCGACCGGAAACACCTTGATGCCCCGGCGCAGCTTCTTGCCGCTGGCGGTGGCGTCCACCGCTGTGGGCGTGCCAATCAGCGCCGCACCACCGGCAATGCCCTTGATCGGCATGAGCCGCGCATCGCGCACGCTGCGCACAAAGGCATAGGCCTCTTGTGTGGCGTAGCCGGTATCGAGAGCCAGGCGCGCCAGGCTCAGCTGGCAACCACTGCTGTGCGTCCAGGTCTCGCCCATGAGTTTGGCCAGGGATGACCAAACCTCGGTGCGGGCGGTGTCACCCATCAACACCCGGTGCTCTACCAGCCACGCGGCTTTGCCCCGTCCGAAGGCCCAGACCGAGACTTCGATGCGGTCCTTCTGCACGTCGGCACCGGCAGTGAGCAGCAGGCCCCCGGCCGGGACCGAACCAACGCGGTAGTCCTCTCGACGCTCGAGCAGGCGCTGCCAATCGGGGGCCTCTCCTTCCTCGACCCAGGTCTCGCCCAATTCGGTGTTCTTGAAGGTCTTGATGGCCGAGGCCGAGCGGGAATCGGCCATGGCGGCCGATTCCCATGCGCGGGCGATCTCGATCCAGCTTCGCCAGCCCACCGGGCTGTAGAGGCTCGACAGATGAAACCCGGCCGTGCGTCCAGCTTGTTCTGGCGCGCAGGCCTGCCACCGGCCGTTGTCCAACATCCAGGTCTTGTGGTGCTCAGCAATCGGCTGGCTGCAAGACTCGCAGATGTAAGCTGCCGTTTCAGGCTGACCGCGCTCCCAGCGAAGCTGCTCAAACCGCAGCCACTGCCGGTGGTCGCAGTGCGGGCACGGCACGAAGTAGCGGCGCTGGTCCGACGATTCGAACTCGCGCTCCACCGCACTGGCCCCTGCAATCGTTGGGGTCGAGACGATCAGGATCTTGCGCCTGGCAAAGGTGCGGGTGCGTGCCTCGGCCAGCGAGATCGCGTCGCCTTCACCTTCCACATCCAGCGGATAGCCGTCGACCTCATCGAGAAACAAGTACCGCACGGGCATCGAGCGCAGCCCCACCGCGCTGTTGGCGCCGGTCATCACCAGCACGCCGCCNNGGAACTCCTTGGCCAGGATGGTGTTGCCCGAGTCTCGGCTGCGCGCTGGCGCGATCAGTTCGACCAGCGCCGCCGACTCCTCGATCAAGGGATCGATGCGCTGCTTGGAGTTGCGCTTGGCCATCTCCACGGTCGGCCACACCGCCATCATTGGGCCCGGTGCGTGGTGGATGACGTAGCCGATCCAGTTCGAACCCATTTCCGTCGCGCCCAGCTGCGCAGCCTTCATGAACACGACCCGCTCGACCGGTGAGGTCGGCGACAGGCAGTCCATGATCGCCTTCAGGTATGGAGTGCGGCTGGTGCGCCAGCGCCCGGGCTC